GCTGGTACTGGTAAAACAACTATTGCTAAGGCTCTGTGTAATGAGCTAGATCTTGACTATCTGTTAATTAACGGATCAGAAGAATCTGGTATTGATACACTCCGAAATAAGATTAAGAAGTTTGCCTCGTCGGTCTCCTTACAAGGTGGCTATAAAGTAGTAATACTTGATGAGGCAGATTATCTTAATCCCCAATCAACACAACCTGCGTTACGTGGATTCATAGAAGAATTTAGTGCGAACTGTAGGTTTATTTTAACGTGTAACTTTAAGAATCGTATTATTGAACCACTACATAGTAGATGTTCTGTAATCGAATTCAATATGTCAAAGAAAGATTCTGGAGTCCTATGTGGCGAAATGCTAAAGAGGATCCAATACATTCTAGATACAGAAGGTGTGACGTATGATGTTCCTGTAATTGCAGAACTTATTATGAAACACATGCCAGATTGGCGTAGAGTGTTAAATGAATTACAAAGATATTCAGTTTCTGGTACTATTGATACAGGTATATTGGTTACCTTATCTGATGTATCGGTAAACGAACTAATGAAATCCCTACAACGCAAAGACTTTAAGAAAATGCGCCAGTGGGTAGCAGATAACATTGACACAGAACCAGCGGCTGTATTCCGTAAGATATATGACAATATGGCAGAGTTTGTAGACCCACAATCTATCCCTCAGCTAGTCCTTATTCTTGCAGATTACCAGTATAAAAATGCATTTGTGGCTGATCATGAGCTAAATATCGTGGCATGCTGCACTGAAATTATGGCTGGAGTCAAGTTTAAATGAACCCATTTGATTATGTAAATAGTATTAATATCACTAAGAAAGATATTATGCACGACGATATTTCCGAAAAAGCATACACCCCGTTTATGGTTAACAGGGCATTATCATACTTTAATGATACTGTTCTATATGCCAACGAGATGAATGTTAACCACACTATAGATAATAAGCTTCAATATCATTTTCTTATAAATATAATTAAGAAGAAGAAAAGGTTCTCCAAGTGGCTAAAACCGCAGGAGGTTGAAAACCTAGAGCTCATTAAAGAATATTATGGATATAGTAATGAAAAGGCTAAATCTGTTATACGATTATTTAATGATGAACATATTGAAACATTGAAACAAAGGATTTATAAAGGTGGAAAACGAAAATATTGAAATCAAAAATTGGGTACCAGCTGATATGCTGGAAATCACTCTAAACGAACCGGATGACTTTCTAAAGATACGCGAGACTTTAACACGTATTGGAGTGGCATCTCGTAAAGATCAAAAACTATACCAATCTTGTCATATACTCCATAAACAAGGCAGGTATTTTATCGTTCATTTTAAAGAACTATTTTTGTTAGATGGTAAACCGTCTAACTTAATTGAGAATGACCTAGAACGCAGGAACACAATTGCGACTCTATTAGCGGATTGGGGATTGGTAACAATACTTACTCCAGCTATGGTAAAGAGTTTAGCCCCATTGCGTCAAATTAAGGTTATTCCATTCAAAGAGAAATCGCAATGGGAACTGTGTCCGAAATACAATATAGGAAACAGTAATGGAGAAAAGAATAAATAAAGCATGGAAAAAATTTCATAAATTTATGAAATCAGGCAGACTAAATAAAGTTTGTAATAAATGCTTAAACTAACAACGAAAGTTGTATAAATAAATGTGACTGCCGAATTATCGGGGTCACATTTTAACCTTGCTAAAAATAATAGGAGGAAGCTATGGTAAGAAGTACTATGAACGTGCCACGTTCGTTATTCATTGGGTTTGATCCCATACTAAATGAACTTGAGAGGATCCACTCAGCTGGAAGGTCTCAGGATAACTATCCACCCCACAATGTTGTGAAGGTCGATGATGAAAATTTTGTCATTGAACTTGCAGTTGCGGGCTTTTCGGAAGAAGATATTTCCGTAGAAGTTAAAGATGGTATTCTGATAGTAAAAGGTCAGAAAGACGATGAAGATCGGGAGTTTGCACATAAAGGTATCTCGTCCCGCAAGTTTGAGAAGTCCTTCCGACTCTCTGAATTTGTTGTAATTGACGGTGCCAATCTAGTGAACGGTATACTGGTGGTGAATGCCAGAGTAGAGGTTCCAGAAGAGAGGCGTCCTAGGAAGATCGAAATAGGGTCTGCTGGGGCATCAAAGAAGAAGGAATTTATCCAAGATTAATTCCGGTGAGCAGCGAAACTCGGTAGATATGTAATAAAAACACATTTACTGGAGAAACAACATGAAACATGTGATTCACTTTGTGAACAAATATGAAGACGTTGCCGAGACCTTAAAAACCGTACTTATGTTAACTATAATCACTGGAGGAATCTTAGGATTGGCTCCTCTGCTTATTTTTTTACATACATTAAACGGTCCATTTTAAGGCCTCATTGACATAATCATGCGGGGGTAAGCAATTACCCCCAACCTTAAATGCTAGAAATCCCTTTACTTTTACCCTAGGATGTGTTATAATATATACTATTAAAAAGGTGACAAATTCGTTATGAAATTCTACACAAACGTAACTCGATATGGTAATATGTTACTCTATCGTGGCTATGAAAACGGCCAAAAGAAACAAGAAAAGATTAAATACAAACCAACTCTGTTTGTCAATACCCCAAAACCAACCCCTTGGAAATCCTTAGACGGAGTACCAGTTGCTCCTATTCAAATGGAATCTATGCGTGATGCCAAAGAATGGATTGCTTCTAATAAACAAACAGCCGGTAGGTTAATATTCGGCAATGACCGATACATACCTGCTTATATTAATGACGAATTCCCAGGCATCATCGAGTGGGATAGAAACAAGATCAATGTAACATCATTTGATATAGAAGTGGCCTCTGATGAAGGTTTCCCAGAACCAGATAAAGCAGATTACCCGGTCATATCAATTGCTATGAAGAATAATATTGACAATACATATTATGTTTGGGGTCTTAATGACTATGATGTCGAAAATTCTTTAATGAAAGATAACCGTGTGGTCTATAAAAAATGTGGCTCTGAGGCAGAATTACTATCAGAGTTTATATTACACTGGTGTTTACCATCTAACTGCCCCGATGTTATTACGGGCTGGAACATTAGATTCTTTGATGTCCCCTACCTAGTAAACAGAACAATTAAAATTCTTGGCGATGACATGGCTAAAAGATTTTCGCCGTGGGGTCTTGTTGACCGATATGACGTTAAGATGATGGGCCGTGAACAGTGCACATATGACTTAAAAGGCATATCAACTATTGATTACCTAGAATTATTCCAAAAGTTTGGTTACTCTTATGGTACCCAAGAATCTTACAGACTTGATCACATTGCTAATGTAGTTCTCGGAGAAAAGAAACTATCTTATGCAGAACACGGTTCACTCCATACCTTATACAAGTTTGACCATCAAAAGTTTATTGATTATAATATCAAAGACGTAGAGTTGGTTGATCGGCTAGAAGACAAGATGGGTCTTATTACTCTCTGTCTGACAATGGCGTATCAAGGTGGCGTGAACTACAATGACACATTCGGAGTAACTTCTATATGGGAATCTATTATTCATAGATACCTATACGAGAAGAAAATTTGTATGCCGTTCTATGAGAACAAGGTAAAGACAAATTATCCGGGTGGTTATGTAAAAGATCCAGTGGTTGGTCTACATGAGAACGTAGTTTCTTTTGACCTTAACTCTCTGTATCCCTCTCTGATTATGCAATATAATATGTCTACAGAAACAATCGCAAATGGCGAGACGATGAACCTAGACATAGAAAAATTGCTTGAAGGCTATACCTTTAAGAATCCGGGTAGGGCAATTGGCGGCAACGGCCAGATGTTTAGAACCGATAAGAAAGGCTTTATGCCGACTCTTGTAGATGGTATGTACACCGAACGTGTTGGTATCAAGAAAGAAATGCTCTCTGCACAACGAGAGTTACAAAAGGTAGATAAAAATGATAAACAAAAACTATATGATATTGAAAGGCGTATTAACATCGCCGAAAATCGGCAAATGGCTATTAAGATTCTTCTTAATTCTCTTTATGGTGCTATGGGCAACAAGTACTTCCGGTTCTTTGACCAGCGCATTGCCGAAGCAATCACACTGTCTGGCCAACTTACAATTAGATGGGCTGAGGTTGCCATCAACAAATATCTCAACAAGGTGCTGTCTACCAAGAATCGGGACTATGTCATTGCCATCGATACCGATTCGCTGTATGTATGCTTAGATGATTTAGTCAAACTGGTCAACCCAGTCAATAAGATTGATTTCCTAGATAAAGTCGCACAAGAAAGGTTGGAACCTGTTCTGGCCGAGGCCTATGCGGATTTATACAAAATGATGGGCGGAATCGAAGACCGAATGGTAATGAAAAGAGAAGTTATCGCTGATCGAGGCATCTGGACAGCAAAGAAAAGATATATCCTTAATGTGTTCGACAATGAGGGTGTTCGGTATGCAGAACCTAAACTAAAAATTATGGGTATTGAGGCAATAAAATCTTCTACTCCAGAACCTTGCAGAGATGCTCTTAAAGAAATCTTTAAAGTAATTATGACTGGCGATGAAGTTAAAACTCAATTGGCTATTAAACAATTTAAAAAGTATTTTACATCATTAGATGCGGATAGAGTTGCATTTCCTCGTGGAGTTTCAAATGTAACCGACTACCGAGATGCTGGTACGATATACAGAAAAGGTACTCCCATTCATGTTCGTGCTGCCCTGCTACACAATCACCTATTGAATCAGTATAGTCTAAATAAGAAATATGAACCTATTCAAAATGGCGAGAAGATCAAGTTTATCTATCTTAAAGTACCCAACAGCTTGAAAGAAAATGTAATCGGATTCAGTCAATATTTACCCGAAGAATTTAAACTCGCTAAATACATAGACTATGAGTTACAATTTGAGAAGACTTTTTTGGCCCCAATCGAGCCAATACTAAAATCAATCGGTTGGTCGTCAGAAGAACAATCATCTTTGGAAAGTTTTTTTGGCTAAACCCTTTACTTTTAAGACTAAATATGTTATAATAGACACATTAACAGGAGAAAAATATGCAATTAGTAAGATTATCATCCGGTGAAGAAATCATCGGCAATGTAGAAACAGTGGACGACAGTATTATAATTACTGACGGTTTCAGCCTTATTCCAGCTGGAGAAGGTAAGATAGGTTTTATGCCATTTATGGCGTATACCAAAGCAGCTGAGGGTATCACAATATCAAATAAATTTGTTTTGTTTATGGTGGAACCTAAAGATGAATTGGTCGACCAAATCAAATCTATGCAATCAGGCATTGTAGTACCGCCTAAACAAGGTATTATTACAGGGGCTTAATATGCAATCAAGATATCCTATTTACATTATATCTAAAGGTCGTGCAGATTCAAGACTGACAGTCAAGTCTCTGGATGATATGGGTGCAATGTATAGGGTAGTTATTGAACAATCAGAATATGATGATTATGCTGCAGTAATTAACCCTAACAGATTATTAGTATTACCCGAAGGTTTTAGAGAAAACCCAAGATGGGCAAGACCTTGCGATGTGACTGGTCTTATGGGTGGATCCATTCCAGTAAGAAACTGGGTATGGGAACATTCTATTAACGAAGGACACAAGCGGCATTGGATTATGGATGATAACATTCATAACTTCTATAGGTTACATAACAATAGAAAGACCAAAATGACCACACCCGCATGTTTTAGAGTATGTGAAGACTTTACTGATAGGTATACCGATGTTAAAATGTCTGGTATGAACTATGCTTTCTTCTGTCCTGCATTTACTAAACGACCACCTTACTATCACAATACTAGAGTATATTCTTGTATTCTATTATCCAATGATGTATATGAAAGTGGAGAACTTTACTGGCGTGGTAAGTTCAATGAGGATACAGATCTGTCATTGAGAGTCATGAAAGGTGGATATCACACATACTTGTTTAATGCAATGTTATGTGGTAAAGTCGCAACATTGACAATGAAAGGTGGTAACACTAAAGAGATATATGGTATAGACCAAGCTGGAACTAAACATGACAGAGCTGGTGAGAACTATGACGACAGACGAGAGTTTGCTGAATCTCTACATGCCCAACATCCAGACGAAGTTAGGATTACACAAAAATGGGGCCGTTGGCACCATCACATAGATTATACTGTATTCCAAAACAAGAAACCTACCAAAAAACCGGACCTAAATATACCTAAAGGTACTAATAATTATGGAATGAAATTGGTAAAATTAAAATCAACAGCAGCATTAGATGAACAGGAGGAATTAAATGTCGAATAAAGATTTAAATAAAGCTATTAACTATGAACCACAAAGCCTATTTGTGTTAGATGGTAGCGAAGAAGAAACAACACCTTATGATTGGGACGATATGCCCGATTTTAACCAGCCACAGGCTGAAGCTCATAAGATGATTAAGATCCGTTTTAGAAATGAAGAGGATTATAGAGAGTTTGCAGAACTAATCGGGCAAAGAAATATGACCCATAGAACCAAAAGTATTTGGTATCCTGTTCTTGATAAGAAAGCTCATAGCCTTGAAAGATTTGTGCATGAAGACCAAATTGATGAAATGGAAATAGATGAAGTGATTGGTTAATATGGCCAAGATTATAATGTACTGGTCTAATATACCAGAAAAATCAGGTTATACTACCGTTGATGAATGGAGAAATAGTGAATTACAATTTTCTCCGCATCATGATTTAGTATTTAAATCGCACGAAAGATTAGGCAATGATGTAGAAATATGGACACATCAAAAAGTATCAGAATTTAATTATAGTGGTATTACAATAAAAGATGCTGGCGAAATTATGTCGCATGATATTTGTTTTGATGGTTTGTCATGGGGCCATTCAATTGCATTTATAGCAGATACCGTAAGAGTCAAGAGAGCAAGTGAAGTATTAGGTATTGTACTAGATATGGATTCTGTTTGTCTAAGACCATTTCCAGAATATGATAGTTGGTTCAGTACTATGCCAGCAAAAATTACTAGCAGTATGGCTCCTAAATGGGGACCAAAGAAACCACCAATGACAGTACATGATGGGTCGTGGGATGGTAAAGCTCTTACTGCATTTCCAATTAAAATTGGTTCTACAACACAAAAAGAAATGTCAGCCTTGGCCGATAGTATACACGAAAAATTTAAAACAAAGCCTAAAGGTGGATCCGATGAATGGAACTCTATTCTTTGGACAGTAAAGAAGATCGCTAATAATGATACAACTGCTAAAGTATTTGAACCAATCTATATGAGTCCGTTACCCGCATGGTTACCAGTTGGTAAATGTTATAGCCTTGAAAGTCCTACTAGATTAGATGGCGTAACAGAAATCTTTGGTTACCCATTACCTTCGATTGAAGACATAATGAGCAAGTCGTTTATTGTCGCTCATTTCTTTGAGAGTGCATTTCAGAATGCCGACCAGATCGAGGCAGACAAATGGGATAGTATATCTGACGACAGTTTGCTAGCGAAAGAAATGGATCTAATAGGCTATAAGAGAAATAAACCCACATCCCTAGACGACTTTTTTTAAAATAACCCTTTACTTTTACACAAAAGTGTAGTATAATATATTTATTATGATATCAGGTACGCTATTTAAATCTCTCTATGAGACGGCAACTGTCAATAAAATTGACTTTGAGACTTTTGATCAGTTTGAAAAAGTACTGTATAAATTGTCAGATATCCCTAGAAAAGACAAGACATCAGCATATCTAATGTCTCCCGCATCTTATTTAGAAAATACCACAAGAAAAAATGATAATGTTACTAAATGGGGTAGCTGGTGCGCAGTAGACGTAGATGATTTTGTTGGTGAACTAAAAGAATTCCTAGAACAGAAATGCGGCAAGTATCACTTTGTCTGTTATTCTACGGCGTCATCTACTAAAGAAACCCCGAAATTCAGATTGGTATTCCCACTAACTCGTGAGGTTACCAGAGAAGAAATTAAACATTTCTGGTTTGCTTTAAATACAGAACTGGGCGAAATGGGTGATATTCAGACTAAAGATTTATCAAGAATGTATTATATTCCTGGCAAATATGTTAATGCAAATAATTTTATATTTACCAATGAAGGTAGTCATATAGACCCAGAAGTGTTAATGGATTCACATGAGTACATTGAAAAAGCTGGTAACACCTTCTTTGATAAATTACCAAAATCTATGCAAGATGCCCTAATTAATCATACAAAGAATTCTCTAACAAATACGGATGTCAAATGGAATTCATATCGTGACTGTCCATTCTTTCCAAAACAGTTAGAATCAGAATATAAAGTTATAAGTGGATCAGGTTGGTACTATAAGATGTATCAAATAATGGTCGCATTGGCAGGTAATGCTATAAAGGCTAAATACCCTATAACAAGTAAAGAAATTGCATGGATGTGCAGAGAGTTGGACATGGATACTGGTAACTGGTATGACAAACGTCCATTAGACAAAGAGGCTGATCGAGCCCTAGATTATGTAATGAGGAATCAATTATGACACAATATGATGAAGAAGTAAAAAGACAGAAACTGCGAGTAGAAGCAACAGAATGGGCCAAAGGTGTAAAGGTTTTACATGCGCATAGTTTTGATTCAATGGCATACGATGATCGGCCACAAGATACTTCTAAAGGTACTAAGAGTGTTATTGATGTAGAATTTAATTCTGGGATTATAGAACGCTGGCAAGATGAAAAATTAATTCATACTTTCGGTAAGAGACTAACTGATGATGAACTTATAGATATGTTTACGAGAACATGATAAAAAGACTTTGGACAATTTGGAAATTTGCTATAGGCAGTTTTTCTGATGAACAAACCGCAGAGTTTGACACCCCAGTTGCAATAGCAAGAACCTTTATTGTAGGAATAAATGTGATATGTGCAATTTTAATTATGACTAATATTATAGTAGGATGGATAAATTGAAAAATATAACAGTAGTCGGATCTGGTTATGTGGGTATGGCTAATGCCACAATGCTTGCAAAATATAATAATGTAACAATACTTGATATTGATGCAGAAAGAGTTAAGAGTGTTAACAATAAAATCTCTACCATTGAGGATAAGTATATAGACGAATACTTATTAAATGAATCTCTTACACTAAACGCCACCTTGGACCAGAAAGTAGCATATACTGATGCAGAATGGGTAATTATCTGTACTCCTACAGACTATGACGAGACAAAGAATTACTTTAATACCGACAGTATTCAATCATGTATTAGAGATTGTATGCATTATAATCCTGATGCTCATATAGTAGTTAAATCCACAATACCGGTAGGTTTTATAACTTCAATGCAGGTCAAGTTTGGCAAATTTGATATAATGTTTTCTCCAGAATTTTTAAGAGAAGGTAGTGCATTACGTGATTGCTTAAGACCTGAAAGAATTGTTATAGGTGATAAAAGTCCAGTAGCTAAGAAATTCGCCAAAATTATACAACAAGCTATTGTACCTGAATTTCCACAGGCCCCAGTATATTATACAGGTAAGAAAGAAGCGGAATCAATTAAACTATTCGCTAATACATATCTTGCAATGAGAGTAGCATTCTTTAATGAATTGGATATGTATGCAGAATCCCTTGAATTAAATACAGAAGAAATAATCAAGGGTGTAACCTCAGACGCAAGAATCGGTAAAGGGTATTCTAACCCATCGTTTGGATATGGTGGTTATTGTTTCCCTAAAGATACTAAACAGCTATTGGCTAACTTTCGTAAACAGAGAATACCAAATAAGATAATCCAAAGCATTGTATATGCTAATGAGAATAGAAAAGATTGGATAACAAATAAGATTCTACAATGTGATGCGGTATCAGTAGTAGGAATACATAGACTAGTAATGAAGTCCGGATCTGATAACTTCCGTTCTTCAGCAATACAAGGTATTATACAAAGATTAACAAATAATAATATCAAGGTAATTATATATGAACCGCAACTTACAGATTCGGAGTTTATGGGTTGTATAGTCGAAACGGACCATAAGAAATTTAAAAAATTAGCTGATCTTATTGTAACCAATAGATTGGATGATACACTCAAAGATGTTATAGACAAAACTTACACAAGGGATATATTTAATGACAACTAATAACCAAGAAATTTTTGAATTACACTACTTAATTAGTAAAGTAGAGCAATGGCATGAAGATCGCAATCTTCTTAAAGGAGCTACTGATAAAGATCAAGTATTGAAACTAATACAAGAAGTCGGAGAACTTTCTGATAATGTATGCAAGGGCCAAGATATCCGTGATGATATAGGAGATATTATGGTGGTCTTAATTAATATCATGGCACGTAACGAATTAACTCTGGAGGAGTGTTTATCCGTGGCGTATGATGATATAAAAGATCGCAAAGGTAAAATGGTTGATGGCATCTTTGTTAAAGAAGAAGGGTTGACAAACCCTCATTAATGTGTTATAATAGGTTATATTATGAATAAAAAAATATTAGTAACAGGCGGCGCAGGATTTATCGGTTCTGCTTTATGCCATAAGTTAGAAAATCTAGGACATTCGGTCACTAGTTTAGATAACTATTCAAATGGGTCATCAGATAATCATCACCCTGGCGTAGAATATGTAACAGGGTGTACAAACCAAATATCCATGTATTTTCATGATGATGCAAAGTTTGATTATATCTTCCATTTAGGAGAATACGCTAGAGTAGAGCAATCATTCAATGATTATGCTGAAGTAATGGATTATAACTACCATTCGTTTCCTAAGATGTTAGAATTTGCTAAGAAGTCCGGTGCTAAGTTTATTTACTCTGGTTCATCTACTAAATTTTCGGTTGGAGAAGTTGGTAAGATGATTAGTCCATATGCATATACTAAAGCACAAAATACTGAATTA